TTTTTCGATTTCTTCCATAATGTGTTTTGTACCATTATTTATTTTCCTTTCCATTTCTACTGGGTCTGCGAGTATTTTTGCAGATAATTTATAGTCTTTTATAAACTGTGTATATCTATTAAGTTCTCTTTGTGCTGCTTGACTTTTAATTACAAGGTCGTTTAATTGCCCTGTTTGTAATTCAAAATCATTTTGTATAGATTTTATAGCCTCTTCTTGTGTAGCTACAGCATTTTCTAATGCTTTATTATTAGCTTTAAGTGTAATATTTTCTTGATATAACCAATATCCACCAAAACTTAATACTAAAATAATACCTATTAAAACTTGTTGCATTAAATATCCTCAATAATGTAATTTAGACCTGATGCACTTCTATACTCTATTAATCTATTATTTTCATCACGAAATTTAAGATGTTTTTCTTTTTGTACTAAAATTTTTTTTGATGTATATGTTTTATCATCTGAATCACCATATTCTTTATTAAAAGATACTGTAATTTTGTATCTTGTAGTAAATAAACTAATAATCCATTTAATAATTAATTTAATTTTATTCATCTTAATTAATTATAGTATATATTTGTATAGGTTTTTTCTTACCTTTTACATATATATTTTTTAATTTTTTTAATACAATTTCAGAATTAAAATTTTCTGTATTAATAGTGTTATAACCTATAACAATATCTTCTCCAACTTCCTTAGTTGAACTTTCAAGTCTAGCAGCAAGATTTACTGCATCACCTATAGCGGTATAATCAAATCTTGTTTCACTTCCCATATTACCTACAACAGCATATCCAGTATTAATACCTATTCCTATTTCAACACCTAAATCAGCTTTTTTAATATTTTCTTGTATTTCTTCAGCACATAACACAGCTAAAGTTTCATGGTTAGGTAAGTTAATTGGTGCGTTAAAAATAGCCATCATGGCATCACCAATGTATTTATCTACCATACCATTATATTTTTTAACTGCATCTGCTTGTATCGTTAAAGCCTTATTCATAATTTTAGTTACTTCTTCTGGCTCTAATTTTTCAGACATAGCAGTAAAGCCTCTTACATCTGTAAATAAAAAAGTGCAGTATCTTTTTTCACCACCTAATACTAAAGAATCAGGATTATCTTGTAATTTTTTAACTTGTCTTGGGTCAAGATAATGTTCAAATTGTTTTTTAATTTGTTGTCTTAATTTGTATTGTTGTCTAAATCTTAAATAAAAACCTATTGATGCAGTTATAAATTGTGAAATTAATGTCCAACTTACATCTATTAATATTCCACGCTGAATTAAATAATGTCCAGAAAATATTGTTAAAAAGAATAATATACTGGTAAATGTTATTCCTAGCGTTATTCCAAAAATATTTACGCATAACCAAACTAAAGTTACTGTTATCACCAGAATTAATAATTCAACTGCTAAATGCCAATCAGGAATATAAGGACTATCTTGTATTAAAATTGATTCTGCTAATGCTGCTTGTATTTTATGTGGTTCTAATAATCCAACAGGTGTTGCAATTTGTGGCATTACTCCATTAGCTGTAACTCCAATAAAAACAAATTTACCATTTACATTCATTTCCTGTAAATTAGTTTGTTCTGTATCTATCCAACTAATCCATTTACGACCAAGACTATCTGTTTTTACTGGTGGTATTCCTCGTATTGATATTTCTTCTATACCATTATCATTAGTTTTTATAATATAAGTTTTAACATTAAATAAAGCTTTGTATATTTGTGTGCCAAAACTAGGAATCCAATTATTATCAGGTGTTTTAACTAAAAGAGGTATTCTTCTTACAAGTTGGTCAACTTCTGTGGGAGCAATGGCTAAACCCTGCAATGTATTATTTTTAAGAGTGTTCAGGTTTTCCTTAACTCCCAAAGATACTATACCACCATTATCTTCACCTTTCACTACTGTTCCTGTAGGTTTAGGATAATTACCTTTACCATCTTCAAACATAGCAATAACAGATGGTACATATCCTAAAGACCTACCAAAATCTTCATCACCACCCATTCTATCTGCTTGTGGAAAAGATATAACCCAACCAACACCCATAGCTCCTGCACCTAATAATTTCCATTTGTATATCAGCTAATCTTTTTCTAGGTAATGGATAACCTCCTTCACGCTCTACATCTTCTTCTGTTATGTTAAGTATTATAAAATTACCTGATGGTTCTGGTGTTTGTATAAATGTATCAAATACTTTTAGTTTTAATATTTCTGTAGGTGTTGACTGATATATTAATGGCAATAAAAGTATTATAAGTATAGGTAATAATAATTTTTTCATCCGCTACTTTGGTTAATTGTTATAACAGAGTCTCCTCCACCATTTATTTTTACTATATTAGATACTCCATCTTGTATCAAAATTACTGTATAACCATTTCCTGAGTTTAAATCTACTTGTACTGATTCAGTTATTTTTCTACGCAAACTTATAACTTGTCCTGCTACTATTGTGGTTATTTGTGTATCTGGGTCTTGACCGATTAAAGTACCAGAAATATTTACACTTGTGGCTAAAGCTAATTGGTCCTCTTCTTTTTCTATTGCTAAAACATCTAAAACATCTAACAAATCTTCAAGAAAATTTACATCTAAATAATTAATATCTAATTCTGTAAATTCTAAATTATTATTTTCTAAAAAATCTTCTGCTAAATAATCTATATCTAAATCATTAAAATCTAATAAATTAATTGTTTTAGTTGTTGCTGTTTCTTCTTGTGCAATATCTTCTTCTTCAGGTGGTGTAACAATTAACATATTATCTATAATATCTAAAGTTAAATCTAATATTACAGGTTTAGTAGGTGAACTCTCAAATACATCTACAGTAGTAGCTTGATATGGTTTATTAAGTAAAACACTTCCTGTAGCTGTAACCACCTCTATTTCGCCACTAGAAAGCCCTAGAGCATCTGGTAGCAAAATTATAAGACTACGACCTAATTCATCTACTGTAGCTGTAAAATCAGTTCCACGAATAGCTATATTTGCAGTAGGTGTTTTTAAAGATATATTTTGTTTATCTATACGATTTAAATTGCCAGTAATAAATCTTGCTGTACCAAGCCCAAATGTAAGAGCCATCTTTGCTTTGCTTGGGTCAGGGTCATAGATATATTCATCTATTAAAAGCTGTGAGTGTTCAGTTAGCTTTACAGTTGAATCATCTAAAAAAGTAATAGCCATACGACCATTTTTAGTTATAGCTTCATCGTTGCTTTGTATAGCAAACTTTAAATTAGCTTCGTATGGTTTATCTCTTACAATTTGTGCTGAACCATTTAGTTCAGATATATCTCCAATATCAGCAACTTGTGCTTGTACCTTGGTCGTTTTGAATGACGCAAACAGTACCACTATTGCCAATAGATATAATTTTGAGCCAGTCATTATCTTGTGTACTCGATTGTGTAATATTAAATGTTCTACTATTACCTGTTTGGTCTAAATAAAAGTAACCACCTGCATAACCAGAACCTGTAAAGTTTAAAGTATTACTATCTCCATCAACATCAACATAAGAAGTACCACCATCATAATTTATGTCAAAGTCAAATGTATTACCATCACCTTGTATAATCCAATCTAAATCAAGAGTTTCTGCTAAAGCACTTGTTCCATGGTCTAAAGTAAATGTATTAGTATTACCTGTAACATCAACATTATAATTTGAATTATCAATACCATATGTATTAGTAGGGTCTCCTTGAATGGTAAAAGTATTACTATCGCCATCAAATTCAAAAAAACCTGTTATAGTATCACCAAGAATATCACCTAAAAATTTATTAGAATCACCAATTTGATTTATATCTAGTGTCATAGTAGTACCATCTAAATCTAAAGCAGTAAGAGTTCCTGCTACAGAATTTAAACCACCAATAATATTTCCAGAACCAATTTGTTCTAAATCTATATTAGCTGTTGCACCTGACTGGTCAATATATATTTCATTATCAGCCCCGTATGTTGTCAATGCAGTCAGCATCACAATCAGGCTCATTAATTTTAATTGTTTCATTTTTTTCCTCCCAGAAACCTTTGTTATAACCTATTTTAACAATTTGAAAAACAGCTTCTTCTATAGCTCTTTGTAATGCTAAAGTTGTAGATTCATTTTCTACATCTCCTGTTTCTATTTCTACAAGTTCTGTACCTGCTTCAATAAATCTAAAAATATCTTGTGATTGTCCATAACTATAAATTTGTTTATTTACTAAGACATCAATTAATACTTCTCCTGTAGCTATAGAAACCATACGCAAAGCAATTGTTATATTATCTATACGATATTGTTTACTACTACCAATACCTAAATATCTAGCACCAATACCACCACTTTTTATATTTGTATCATAACCAATGACAGCACCTTCCATAAGTACACCTGCAAACAATAAAGGCATAATAGGTTTTTTACCATCTGTTTCTTCATTTTGTTCTCTAGCAGAGCGTATAAGTTGTCTTTCTTTAGTAAGATTATCTAATCCAACTCTTTCAGCAACTCTAAAAAATTTACCATTTGCGGTATGTTTTAAAGTTCTAATTAATAAATGACTTGGTGCTTGTGTTATAGCAGAAGAAAATAAAGCAAATTCACTATTACTTTTTCTTTGACCTGTTTGGTCTGTAAAACTATTAGGATATACTGCTACAACTATAGGCACTTTAGGTTGTTTTACATTTAATAATTTTTCTGATTGTATTTGTAAAACACTAGGTAAAGTTTTACCTTGTTGCAAATTAGTATCTACTGGAGCTAAACTACAACTAGAAGCTAAAATCGCCAATAGGCAACTGAATTTCCGTAACATTTCCGTTTTCATCTGTAATAATTAGAGTAATAATGCCATCTTTAATACTATATTCGATGGTATTACCCTCTAATGTTAAAGTACCTTCTGTGCTTGGCGTTTCTCCAAATAAGTTTTCTACTAATTGTCTTGATAACTGTGCATAAATTCTTGATTCTAAATTACGAATAAATCTAGCTAATGTAGTATTTTCTTTATCTCTTTCTAGCTGTTCTTGAATAGCTTTTATTTCTTCTTTAATACTCATTTTGCGGTTAAATTCTTGATTCTCTATTGTTAAATAGTGTGAACTTGTGCCAATACCACTAAATGATGGATTTTTAAATTTATGAGTTATAGTATCTGCTTTTAAATTTATAACAATAATTCCAAAAAATAATATAAAACCTATAAAAACTAAACTTACTGTAAGTCTATATTTTTCTAGTTCTAGTGCTTCTATTTGTTTTTTTGTTATTTTTTTGTTCATCTAATATCTTTTGCTCTTTAAGTTTTAAAACAGTATTTAGTTTTTCTTGTAAACGAATCATATCTTGGTCTAATAAACGAAGTTGGTCTGTAAGTCTTATAATTGTTTTTTTCATTTCTGATATAGCAGGGTCTATAATATTTGTAATTGTTTGCCATACAAAATAAACAAAGTATCCTAATCCTACTACCATAATTGTTGTAAAACCAAATTTTTCTACTAAAACAATTATGTCCATTAATCTCTTCTAGCGTCTATTTTTCCATCTTCTACAAAATTTTCTGCTCTTGCTATTCTATCTAAATCAGGTTTTAAATTTAAAGCACTTGATACTGATGTATCTATACGAATTATATCGTTATTCATAATTGATGCTCTTGTAATAAGCATTTTAGTTATACCTTGTATGCTTTTGATATCATTTACAAGATTGCCCATAAGTTGTTTCATAATAAGAAATATAAAATAACCCATAACTAAACCACCAGCTATAGGTAAACCGACCTTTTCTATAAGGTCAAATACTTCCATTATTTACTATTTATTTTATCTTTAGCTGTTCCTGCATATAGACCAAACCAAGCAGCACCTGCTCCAACTACTATAGAAATTAAACCTGATTGTTCAAATGTTGGGTCTGGTAATTCCATAAACCACATAACAGTATAATATAGTAAAAATATATAAACAGATAAAAAAGCTCTTGGAAATATTCTCCAAGCATCTATCATATTAGATAAAAATATCCATTTTTGCCATGGATTATCTGGTTCTCTATTTGCTTTCATTTCTGTAATTTCTGCTTTTAAATTACTATTTTCTGTTACAAGTTCCATAAATTTATTAAGGTCTATCTCAACCTCATTACGACTCATGTCTCCACTAAATCTTTCTTGTCCTTCATTCATTAATAATCACCCCATATTTTTGTTTTTGTACCGCCATGATATTCAACTGCATGACCTTCTTTAATTAATATTTGACAAATATCATTGCCACCTTCTGTATAAGGTATGCCAAGTATTCGACCATACTTACCTTTACCTAATGATTTAATTTTTATTTTACCGATGCAAAGTTCTTTTAATCTTTCTTTAGCAGCAAGTCCTAATTTTTTTTCTGCTAAATCTCTTGTTCTTGATTCAGGAGTATCTATACCTGCAAGTCTAACACGCTGTTTATGTAACTTTACATCAAAGCCTAAATCAAGACAGCAATCAAATGTATCACCATCTACAATTCTTTCTAGTGTAGCGTTATATACAAATGTATCAGGAGATTTAGCCATTATCTTTTTTTTCCTTTATGCAAACCATGTTTTGCGTGTTGTTTACCTGCTCTTGTAGCTGCTCTTTTTTTTCTATTTGCTGCTGCAAGTTTTCTTCGTCCTTTTGGTGTGGACTTTAATCTATCTATTTGTGCTTTTGGAGCATATACTTCACCTGTTTCAGATGATTTTTTTCCGCTAGGAGTAGTCCAATTTTGACCTGTCCATTTTTTTAAAGACCTCTGTGATTTTTTTAATGGCATTAATCTTCCTCTTCAAATCCTTCACTATATAAATTATTAAATGTAATTAATGGGTCAAGATAACTTTCATGTCCTTCTGCTGAATGTAAATGTTGTGATGGAGAAAAATCTGGTGCTCCCTCTCCTGTTACCCATAAAGCAGGACTTGTAGCTCTTACTCTATTATTAGGTAATGCTACAAAATTACCTTTCCATTCACAATCTTCAGTTATATATAACACATGAGATTGTTTGTGTTGTGCAGGACAATCTGCAATAGAATTACCCGTATAATCAACTGTAAATAAATATTTACCAGTATAAAAATTATTATCTATTTTACATAACCAAGGACTAGAACTTACTCTATCTATAACTACAACAGAATGGTCTCTTGATTCACAATCCCAAGGTTGTGCTAAATGGTCCTCCATAGGTAATGCCCATTCTTCTACTGGTATATCTGCAACTAAAGCTTGTATAGGCATCCTTGCCCACATAGCTCCACCATGAATATTAGAATTATCATCTTCTGTTTCACAACCTGTAAAAACTACTTGAAAACTTAATGACCTATCTGGAATAGTATTTACAGCTATAGCTAATGCTGATAAGTATTCTCCATGATATTTTTCGTGATTTGCTGTAAATTCTTTTCTAACCCAACATTTAAAATGCGGTATATTACTTATAAGATAAGGCATTTACTTATATCCGCCACCTGCTTTTTTATAAGCTTTTGCTAACATTTGTGCTTTCCTTGCTGACCATTGTCCAGGTCTGCCTCCTTTACCACCAGCTTTTATTCTATTAAATATACGCTTACGCATACCTGGTTTAGTATAATTACCAGCTTTATTTACTGTGCTCTTACCTTTTTTAAATTCTGTTGCTACTCTTTCTACTACTTTTTTTGCTCTACTCATTATACAAACCTTGCTAAAAATACAACTGCAACAATAAATGGATAGACTGCCCAAATCATATTATCTAATTTATCAAATCTTTTTGAGCCATCTTCTAATCTTTTATCTATACTTTTATATAATGCTTTACATTCTCTTTCATGTGCTTCTATAGCATTTAAAGCATCTTTAATAGTTGCCATTACTTTTTTGGTGCTACTTCTTTAGCTCTACCAATATTTAAAGCTAATGTGTCTATAAGTTTATATAATTTACCAATCCAAACATCATCTTTTGGTGTTGGTGTACTTGCTGCTATTAAACTAGAAATAGTTACAATAGTTGTTACCCACATTATTATATCAAAAATCACTTTTTTTCCTCCTCTGAATTATTTAAAACTTCATCTGCTTTTTCTTTAGTAGATTCTACAAATGTATTTTGAAACACACTTAAACTAGCATTTACTTGGTCAAGTTCAAATTGTATGCGTTTTTGTTTATTTGTTAAATCTAATATTTGAGAATGTAAATATTGTTGTTGTGGCGTTAAATCAGAAACTTTCATTTCCTTATCGCCTAAAGTTATTACAGGTTCTTGGTTTTGTTTAGTCATTTGCTCTCCTTTAAAATGTTATATACCATATTATTTTACTATTAGCCTTCTAAAGTTTCTACTCTTGTTTTTAAATCAGCTAGTGTAGTTTGTATATCAGAAATAATGTTTTGGAAAGTATGTCCATCTTCTTCTGAGTTTTCTGTATATATAAGTTTTTCACCAACTAAATCTTCTACTTTTCTAATTACTTTAGTTATATCACAATTAATAGTTTGCATTTCTTCATTATTACTTGGGTTTGGTCTTTGTGAGTAATATGTCCAAGCTAATTCTTCACTTGGTCCATCACTAATTAAACCCCAATTATGCGGTGTTATTTGTGTATTGTTATGGTCATGGTCAACAGCAAATAACTCACCACTTCTATTTACTAATACACAAGCATCAGTTAGACCACCTGTTACACCAAGACTTGATGATGTTGGACCAATTACAAGACACATACCAGTTCTAGGGTTACCTGATGTAGGAACCTCATCTGTATTAAAATGTGTTTGAGAACCATTAGCTCTTAAACGCAACATCATATTTTGACTATCACCATTTGCAACCTTAAATTCAAAACCAATTCCATGAGAAGCTGATGTTGCACTTGAACCTTCACAATGAGCAACAATTTGTGCTTTTGCTGCATCAGGAGTAACTGCTGTTCTTCCCATAATAAAATCTATGGTTTGTTTTGTACCTGCATTTCTAATACCCATGTCATCAAAAGCTATCATGGTGTGTTCATTTCCTGCTGTAGCACCACCAGTTACTATTGGTGCGTTAATAGCAGTATTAAGATTTGTTGAAGTTTTACCTATTAAAAGACCACCATCTGCGTCAAATCTAGCTCTTTCTGTACCACCAGTATTAAATGTTATTACATCTGAACCAGGCAAAGTTATACCTGTATTTGTATCTGCATCACCTAAATATTGGTCAGCAAAAACTGTGCCAACATCTGTTAAATCAGCTTCATTAAAACTACAAGCACCAAAAGCATTAGGTTGAGTAGATGTTATCCCACCATTAAATGTAGCTGCACCTGCTGCTGACATATCAAGGGTAAGAGCAGTAATACCAGAGCCACCATCATTACCTTTAAATAATATATCTTTATCTTGTACTCTTGATTCTATAACAAAATTACTACTGTCATTTTCAAATAAACCATAAGTAACACTATCATCTTGAACAAATACTTTTCCATCATCATCTGCATTTAATAATATTTGACCAGCACTATCTATTGTTAGATTGCCACTTGATAAATCTATTTCTGTTCCATCTATAGTGATGTCATCTATAGCTACACCTGCATCTGCTGTTAAAACTCCACCTACAGCTAATGTAGAAGCCATATCTACAGCTCCATCTATATCTACAACATCTAAGTTTGTAGTTCCATCTACATCTATATCGCCTGATATATCTAAAGCTGTACCAATTAAAGTTTGTGAAAATGTTACTTGTCCATTAGCAGCAATAGTCATAGCATCTACATCTGAAGCAGAACCTATAGTTTTACCATCACCAATAATAATATCATCATTAAAAGTTGCTGTTTGTGCAAAAGTAGTAGCACCACCATCAGCTATGGTTATGGCATCATCTCCATCAGTAAATTCTATTAGGGGGGTTTGTATGGAAGAACTGCTTTCAATGATGCCACTTGTTTGTAAATTTAAAGAAGCAAAAGCATCAACCATTGCTCCACCTGAACCTGCACCATCAGAATAAATTACTTTAGTTTTACCACTAGGTATTGTTACTGTAGCACCACTACCTTGTTTAATAATTATAGATTGAGAACCAGATGTTGCATTTTCTATAACCCATAATTTAGAAACTGTATTTGGTCCAATAGTTATAGTACAAGTAGAATCTAATGTACCTGTATATTTTAAGAACATAGACCTACCTGGGTCTGTTTGTCCATCTGCTATTGTAGTTGTATGTGTATCAGCATTAGTTGTAATGGCTTCTGTGCCATAACTAAAAGCTTCTGCTATTAATTCAAGATTAGTATTTGTAGTTGTGCCCCAAGTCCCAGATTGGTCCCCAGTAGCCATTTCTTCTAATCTTAAATCATTTACATATGTACTTGCCATATTTTATTCCTCGTAAAAATTATAATTTATTTTTTATGCAACTTCACTCCAATTTGGAGTTTGTGAAGTAGAAACTTCTGTATAATTTGGTGTTTGTGAATCATTAACAACAGTCCAAATATTTACAATTTGTGTTTCACCAGTAGCAAATATTCCTGTTACATCAACATTTGCATCAGCTATAACTGTTTCACTTCCTAAAGCTGTTGTTCCTGATAAACCTGTAACTGAAAGTATATTATTTGTTACTAAAGATATACTTCCTAATGAACTTGTAGCACTTATACCTGTAGGTGATACTACGGCTGAAGCAGAAACTGATTCATCACCAAGAGTTCCTACACTAGCTTCTCCTGATACACCTGTTACTGCTGCACCTGCCGTTATAGCATTACCTAAAGCTGATGTTCCTACATTACCTGTAACAGAAGTATTAGCTTCAGCTATAACAGTTTCACTTCCAAGTGCTGATGTAGCATTAACTCCAGTTACACTAACTATAGCTTTAGCTATTACTGTTTCATCACCAACTGCAGAAGTGGCAGAAACACCAGATACACTAAATGTTATAGGAATTGAATGAGGTTCACCCCAGGGACCAATACCCCAACCAGCACGACCCCATCCGACAGCCATTTATTAAGCTATTCTTATAATAGCGTTAGAAGCATCTGCTGTTGGAAATTGAATTGTAAAATCACCTGCTGTTGATGTTTTATCTCCACCAAAAGCTAAAACAGCAACTGCTGGGTCTCCTGATGCACTATCATTAAATATTAAAGCTCCATTAGCAGTAATAGTAGCTGTACTAAATGTTAAATCTGCAAAATCTGTTAAAGCAGTTGTACCTGAAGTTGAAGGGTCAACTCTAGTCAAAGTACCACCTTTAGCTGTATAACCTGTTCCACTAACTTCATTAGAAGTTGAATATGCAGTTGTACTTGCACCTAAAGATGCTGAACTTGTATATAGTGCTAATTGAAAAGTACTACCACCACTATTTTTAAAATTGTGTACACCTTCTAATAATTCTTTTTTAAATGAGGTACACATAGCTTGTGAAATTGCCATTAAAGTCTCCTTATAATATCAGCCATATCTTTATGACCTTGTTTTTGTAATAATCCTGCTACAGTAGCTCTATCACTAGCTATAGCCTGTTTTAAATATAAAAGTACAACTTGCGTCATACTATCTTTATATGCTTGTGCTTGTGCTTTAACCATAGGGTCAGCATTATCACTAATAGATATTAATCTATCTATAATTCTTTCAGTCCAATATTCAGGACTTAAACCTTTGTTATTAGTAGTTTTAACTGATATATCACCAACATTACTTGTTACATCTAAACTAAACATTATGTTACCTGTTGTCTTACGGGACCAGTCCTGTAATTATCTTTAGTATTTTTACCTTCAGCAAATACTTTTAATCTCTGTATTGCTTCTTGAAATCTTTTTTCATAATTAGCCATAATATCTGGTTCACCTTTCATAAAAGTATATGCTTCTACTAGTGAACCATATAATAAACAATCTGGTGCATTTGTGCCTATATAACTTGTTCCATCACTACTTGTTGTAATAGATGTAGGTCTATACTCATAATGTAATTGTGCAGTTAAATTTGCATTAGGAGTTGGTGCTACAATAAAAGTATCTTCATCAAATCTAGCATAATATTTAGGTATTCCTGTTGTAGAACTATCAGGATATGCTTCTCTAATAAAAGCTACATCTTTAAATAATAAATATTCATAACCACTATTATCTACAGCTAATGAATGTGATGATAAAAAATCTGCAGGTGTTGATAAATATTGATTACCAGATGTAAAAGTACCTGTAACATTTTTTCTAAATACTGGAAGAGATACTAATTTTTGTATTCTATCTTCAGTATTAACAATAAATTCATCTAAGTTATTTACAAAAGTAGTTTCTGTATTATTAGTATAATCTTGTATTGCTGTTTTTAATGTTGTAAATGTTAATGCCATTATCCTGTACTCACTTTAACTATTCCTACTTTAGCTCTTAGTACTAATCCTGTTCCTGCAACTGGATTAAAACCATAGTATTCAGTAGATGATTTTTCACCTCTATCGGGTCTTGGATTATAAAGTGATTGATTATCTGATGTATCTACTTCACCAATTTTTAATTGAGGATGGTCTATATCAAAACAATCATTACAAACTCTTAATCCATTACGAATACCATCTTCTATTTCGTATTTTAAATCGTTTAACTTATAAGTAAAACCACACCTATCACAGTCTCCTAAAGCTTTTTTTCCTAAAGCATAACTCATCTGTAAAGATTCATGTCAGGTACAAATTTAACTGGAGCTCTTTCTCTGTCTGCATTACTTACATCATTCCAAAGTTCATCATATCTTTGTTTAATCATTGGAACTCTATTTATTGCTTCTGGTATTTTACAAGCTAAATTATATGCAAGTGCATAAGTAAGACATGGTAAATATCTACTAGGAACATCTGCATTATTACTAGCTACATTACCTGCATCTTCTATTCTTTTAATGTAATCATAAACTAAAGTATATGTTTCTGTAGAATCAGGAGTTGCCCACAATACTATATTATTAGAAGTAGTGCCTTTATCAATAAAAAATTGAGTTGGTTTTGATTGTAATAATTTTACAGCTTGATGATTATATTCTGTTCTTGATATTCTATTTAGTCTTTGGTCAAACTGATTATCTGTATCTCCTGCATCAGTTCTAATAAAAGCATCTATAACTTCTAAAGCAGAAGATTCTATTGCATAACTACTTGTTCCAGCAGTAAGTGTTTGAGTTGCTTGTTCTATTTTCCAAAGATTTAATCCTTTATTTTGCCATTCTAAAAATATAAGATTTAAAGCTCTTTTAGCTCCTTTATAATCATAACCAGAACGCAATTCACTACCGCATAAATCATAGGCTTCTTCCATGATATCAGCTAAATCTAATGTAAATGCTGTTGTTCCACTTGTTGCCATTATTTACCTTTCTTTTTTCTAATTGCTTCTTTACCTTTTTTAGCTATAGCTGCTTGTTGAGTTTTACCTGCAACCTTAGCTCTTTGTTCTAATACAGTTAATATTTGTATTTTACGAGCAAAAGGTTTATTTATTCTTTTAACTTTTGCTACAGTTGCTCTAGCATCTGCTGGAGTTTTAAATTTAATACTAACTGTATCTTTTGGATTTTCATCAGTATATAACCTACGACCTGAACCTTTAGGTTTTTTACCTGTTCCTACTTTAGGGTCTCTACGCTTTCTCAATTAACACTTCCACCTTCTACGAGCTTGTCTAATTCTTGAATTAGGGTCGTTTCTAGTTTTAGCTGAACTGCGTTTCAGTTGTCCTAAAGACCTTGCACAATAAGATTTTCTGCGTTTTGCTGCCTTGCTACCTTTTTTAACTTTACCAGTAACAGCAGTTTTTAATTTAGAACCAGGATTTAATCTCCTATAAGCTTTTACACCAGCTTTAGTCATACCAGCACCAGACTTAGTAGGTCTAAAGTTTTTTTTATTTCTAGGAGGCATTTTAGCCTGTTTTCTTATTGGCATAGTTATTTAATTAAGACTTACCGCCTTTCATGCCATATTTAGTGTTTTTACCACCCATCATGCCACCTTTAGTTCGCATCATAACTTTTTTACCTGCAGCATAACCTTTGTTTTCCATAGGCATATCATTAGTCATTTTAGTACTCATACCCATACCAAACATTCTTTTGACATACTGTTTATTAGATTCAGCACCCATTTCAGTTGCTCTTGGTTGTCTGCCACCAGCCATGCCATATTTAGTATTTTTGCCACCTTTCATGCCATATTTGGTATTCTTACCACCTTTCATACCATACTTAGTGTTTTTACCACCAGCCATGTTATATTTTGATTTTTTACCTGCCATAATTAATTCCTTTATTTAGATGCAGCTTTTTTAGGTCTCCCTCTTTTTTTAGCTGCGGGTTTTTTAGTTGTTTTTTTTGTAGGTTTTTTGCCACCAACATAAGCCTCATTAATATCTGGCGTAGATGGGTCATCACCGATAAGTTGTCCTTTTTCGTTTCTTGCCCTTTCACCATTCATTTCATCACACTTGCGTTGTGCATCTTCTAAGTCTGGGTCAGGACCAAATATAGGTCTCCATATACCATCCTCTGAAGCCTCTAAAACTTTATATTGAGGTGGAAATTGACCAGTTTCTGAAACTATATAATTTTTACTTTTTGCCATAATTAAATCCTATTAATCAGAATATACTTTTATCATTTCTATAACGATAGAATAAGTATCTCCTGAAGAGTGTCCTTTAGTGGTAAGAAGAATATCTCCTGTTTTACCACTACCTGCATTATTTGGTAATCCACCAAAATCTTTAAAATCCATATGTCCATTACTACTTTCAGCAAGTTCCATTAACAGAACATTACTTGTAGCATCTAAAAATAATTGAACAGACATACCTACGATAGCATGGCTAATACGCATTACTCTAACTTCAGAGCAAGATTTGCCATCAGAGTTAGAAGCTAAGGCAGATACATCTACCTTAGCTACTGCTGATTCTCCTGTGCCATCGCTGACATTGGTAAATTTCATAACACAATTTCTTTCACCATCAATAATGGTTTGTGATGTTACTGCGTCAGCCATAATTTACTCCTAATTAAGCGTCAGAAAATGCTGGTACATCTGCACCTTCTTGATTACCCCAGATATACCAATTAGTACTATCTTTAGCTAATATATTAATTTCAAACAAACCAAAATCTGTAAGAGTTAATATAGAGTTAGAGTTACCATCTGAATACACAGAAACATTATCTGCATTAGAATCTAAATGAACAATACCACCAATAAAGAAATTAGTATTAGAACCTGTGCTAATAATTAAGTTCTCTGTTTCTTCTGCAGCACCGCCATAAATTAATTTAAAATATACACCTGCTGATGGAGAAGGTAATGTTAATGTACAGTTCGCTGATAAAGCAGGAACAACAGAAACTCTACCACCATGAGTAGTTGCTGTTAAAGAAATAGCTGTTGTATCAGCTAATGCAACAGGTGTTACTTGCATACCATTAGTGTCTAATGTAAATTCAGTAGTAACTGCTCCTGTCGTTGAATTTTTTGATACGACTTTAAAGCCGTTTTCGGACCTGATTGGTCCATTAAAAGTTGTGTTAGCCATGTGTTTCTCCTAAAAGAAATAATCTATCATCTTGGCAAAGTCTGCTAGGTCAGTTGATAGATTGATTTATAAAATACCTAGAGTTATATAATATAACATAAAAAAAAGGGGAGCGTGTGCTCCCCTTAACAGTTCTTACGAACTACCTGGTGAACCAAAAATACCTAGTGGGTCAGACACACCGAAAGAATATCTTTCTCTCGCTTTATATCTAACATTACCAGTATCGAAGTCTCCATCCATAGTAGTAGTCATAGGTGCTCTAACAAAATGCTTCATTCCATCTGGAACATCAGTAGTAATAAAGAAAGCATTAGTATCAGTTAAATAATGATTAACTGAATAACCTTCTGGAATTACTCCATTAGTTTTTACTGCATTTATGTCATTGTCAGCAGTTCCTACTCTGTAATCACTTTGTAACAATCTAGTTGCTACAAACTGTAAATCACTAGGAATAATAAGCTTTCTAGCTTTTGCTGCAATTTTTAGACCTCTTTCATCAACATATTTGCCGATTTGAATGATTGCATCTTCTAAAGATGTTTCATTTAAATCTGCTCCTGTTGATGGTCTATTACTATTTGTGCCACCATTTACAAGTGGGTGAGCTGTGCTAAATAAAGCGACACCATCCCCTGAAGAAAAAGTAGTTGAGAATCCATTGTTTAATGGAAACGCTGCTTTTACTTGTTTTGTATATGACATAGCTCTAGCTAATGCTTTAGTATATCTAGCTGATACAGATACATAGAGGTTATCCTCCATAGCTTCTTCTGTAATGCTGAATCCTAAACCAATAGTTTCATGCGTATATCTAGCGACAAAAGATTCTTGTGCAGTATCATAAGTGATAGCTGAACCTTCATCTTTGACTGGAGCTGCTCCAAAACCAGATAACTTTAATTCTTCTTCAAAACTTCTTTCAGAATTTTCAGTTACATAGATTTCTTCGTGCTCGTTTTCATAACGATTATATTCTTCTCCGAATAATGCGTTAAGACCAGGTAAGAGTTGTTTTAACTCGTTAGCTCTTGAAATAGCTGCCATAATTTACTCCTTAACCTATACCTGTTGTATTTAACAACTGGTGTCCAACATTAAACATTACTAATACATCTGTGAAAGAATCACCAACAGCACTATCTGGTCCGTCAACAAAGTCAACGATCTTAACAGGTAGTGTATTAGTGGTTGCTACAGTAGATATATCAACCGAATTTTTGCTTGTGCCTATTGCTGTACTTCCTGCAGTTTGCACAACAGCACAGTTCTTACCAAGGTCATCTTGGTCGGCTGCACCATCGCATTGCATTTGCATTAGTATAAATGGGTCAGAAGCAACATATGCAACAATATCATCTGCAGCAGTTGATGCTGGATAATATTGATTTGGTGTGAATTGACCTGTTGATGGGTCTGTGTAAGCACATCCAAGGAATACACCAATAGGTGTTAAAGATGTTGTACCAGTATCTTTTTGGATAGTGGTATTAGGGTTATCATCACCCCACTTTACAAAATCACCATAGAATATGTCTGTGCCATAAGCATTTTTAATTTTGTAATGTGTAACTTTTCCTTGATATGGACTTCCAACAATAGTACCAACTGGTCTAGCTCCATGAGGAGTTGCACTTGATGACATAATTGTCTCCTTATCAAATAATTAATAAAATAAGAAACTAAGAATCTTTACCAAATGTTGTTCGTGATTTTCTTTCAAAAACTTGTTTAGTAGCCATCCTAGAATCTTGGTCTTTAAAATATGTGTTATCTACAGATTCCATTTGAGATTGTGCTAAATTAGCAAAATATTCATCTCTAGCTTTCGCTTTTTCTTCTGGCATCTTACATAACAGTTGTCCACCAATTTCAACATTACCTTTCTTTGACCATTCAGAGTTGTGGTCCATCATATGAATTTGAAGTTCTGGATGGTCCTCTAATCTACAAGGTTGCCATCCTTCTCTTAATTTTCTTGATACATTAGGATTATCAGCATTACCTAAAAGGCTTGTTCTAATATACCTAAAGACCCACCCTTCTTGTGGTGTTGGATTTGGTAAGTTTGATGGATTCTCCCAACTTTGTATGCGTTGGGAAGCCTCTCGACTTTCTATTTCCCTAGGGGTACGCTCTTGTGATTGCTCTTTGCTATCACTATTTGTTTCTATATTATTTTCTTCGGACATTTTAAGTCTCCTTTAATAATTGATTTGCATACTGCTCTGGAGTTATATTAAGACGCTTTGCGAGGGCGACTTGACTCTGAGTCAGATGTATTTTGCGAGGACTTTTACCGCTATTCCTCGTTGCGGGTGCTACAGGATTGGTTACCTGTCTTTTAGGTGTAATTTCAACTTCTTCTGTTTCCACAGGTTGTTGTTGTGTTACACCAAAAAAATTTGGAAATTGTTCTTTCATTTTTGCATCAATCTCAGAATAATATTTCTGAGAATCTTTTGCAGGGTCAATCCCATTAACTTGTAATGATTGGTCTAAATACATAGCATATGATGTCATTTCTTTATGTATTGGGTCAGTTCCCATAAACCAAGGATTTTTTTTAGACCATGCATCCATATCTGGGTCAGAAGGTTTTTCAATTTGTTGTTCTTGTTCTACATATTTAGAAGCAACATCTGTTTGTAGTTGTTCTGCATAATTACCAGCTTGTTGTTCTGCTAAAGTAGCTTGTGCTAATTCTGTTTGTGCAAGAGCCATTTCTTCTGCATTACCTTCTTCGTAAGCTTTTTTAAATTTTTCTTGTGCGTTATATTTCGCCCATTGTGCATTATTAAGTGCCTGTTGGTTTAATACATCGCCTCCTTGTGAAACTACACTTTGTAACTTTTGATTTTCTTTCATCAAAGTTTTTAATGCTCTTGTAGCTTCTTGTGATTCTCTTAAAGCTTGTTCTTTTGCTCTACGCTCTTCGTGAAACTCATACTTAATTTTATTAATTCTTTCACCAGCTTTTTTACTATAATCTGCAATCTCTTTGTCTAAAGCTTCATCATCTACAGGTTCTTCTTTAGTTTCTACTTTTGGAGGTCGTCTATCTTCTTCTGGTCTTTCATCAATAACTTCTACTTCAATATCTTTAATATTGTATTTCATAATTTAATATATAAAAAATATTTCG